CATTTATATCTTGAGGGAACGCCTCAAGGCTTGGTCTGAGGGGTGGCGATAATGCTGGGCCGCTTACAAATCTATGGGCTGATCGGCCTATCATTCTTGCTTGGCATCATTGGCATCTATTCTGTCGGCGTAGCCAAGGGGCAAGACAAAGTGAAGCGTAAGATCGACCAGAAACGGATCGACAATATGAAGGTGGCAAAAGATGTTGACGATGAAATTGCTGAGTTGGGCGACACTTATCTTGCTGATCGGGCCAATCGCTGGCTGCGAAAGGATCAAGATTAGTGGCGACACCTACTGCGATGTAGCCTCTCCGCTTTTATTCCAAGATAAAGAAACTGTTAGCATGCTAATGAATAATGACAGACGGTTGTTAGTCGATGTGCTAGTTCATAACGAAACCTATGCTCGGATATGTAAATTTGTTTGACATGCTATAGTGTAAGACATTAGCTTTCCTTAAATATTTAGGGGGTAATTTGTTGTGTTTAAGTCACTAGAAAAAGAATATGCTAAAGCATACCTTGATTACGAAATCGCTTTACACACTAAGAGCCGTGGCAGAATTAGAAAACATAAAGAAATATCCGGTTACTTTTCGTCAACAAAAAACCGCAGACTATTCGGGCTGCATTGTATCCGTGCATACTATGAGGGCACACCAGCACTGGTCACTGACATTGCACACAATATTCGGATCAGCCGCACAGCGATGGATAAAATGGTTGCCGAATGTGAAGCCGCTGGCTGGATAACCATTGATAGGTCAGAGGCAAATCACCGTTACATATCAGCGAGTTCAATTATAGTTGATGCGTGGCTTGACTATGTGCAATTCATACGCCCGATCAGTCAGTCAACTAAGATGGGCGAAGTCAATTCAGCTATCAAAAATTTACAGTCCTTATCGCTATCCACTGACTAGCTACTGGTCATATCGAATCACTTTAAGTCATGCTTTTATTACCCAATAACGGGGGGATAGAGGTAACATGACGTATGATAGAACAACTTACTTGACAAATAGTTGTCGTTTAAGCAACAATGATCATCCAAACTACAGCCAACCACAACGAATGGAGGATCAGATGAACGACAATCTTCGCCTAGACATGGCAAGGTTGGAAGCGAAGTTGGATGTACTCATTGCGATGCAAACTAAAGGATCACAGCAAGTACCCCCGACCCCAAACCAATCATTAAACTTAGCCGAGGTATCTTTACTTCGGACGCTCACGATCAAACAACACGCTGTCTCTCAGCTAGTCATTCGCGGCTGGAAGAACAAAGAAATTGCAGAGGTCATGGGCGTGACTGACAACACGGTGAAGCTGCACGTTGCGGCTGTAGCCAAAAAGGTCGGCGTTAAAACTCGCGGGCAAGTAGCGGTTGCCCTTACCCCCCTGATGGGTAAAATTCGTGATGAAGAATATACAAGTCTCTCTGGCGGCATCCCCCTAAATTGGGGTGACACAGTACAGGTCGGAATGACTGACGAATTTGCCCCTCTCTATGCTCCGCAAAGAGGGGCTAAGTCATGGGATTAGAATTATATAAGCGCGACAACTCAAAATATTATTGGGCTGGTGGCACACTCAAAATTGACGGCAAGAAAAAGTATCATAGAATGTCACTCAAGACGGCTGATAAAGATGAAGCCCGCGCCTTGTGCTTGCAGCTAGAAATTGACCTGTTGCTGGGCAAGGTTGCCGTCAAGAAAAAAACCAGCAATGACTATCTTACTATGTCTGATCTGGTTAAGCGGTACGCCGCCGATCCTTCCACCGGATCAAGCCGCACCACTCACCAAATACTTAATAGGCTTGACGATCATTGGGGCGATGCCAACGCAATCGAACTAACCAAGGGGGATGTGTCTCAGTTTCTTTTTGAACAACACATTTCCAAGGGCCACGGGGATTGTCACATACGGCGCACGGCTACCCAGATACAGGCCGTGCTTAACTATGGGTATGATCAAGGTTGGCGCAAGGCAAAGATCACGGTAAAGAAACCATCCCCGCCCGCTGGTCGTATCGTCACCCTGTCGGATGACGAATTGAAAGCCATCCACAAACACATGCCCGCCTCTTGCCGCCGCCTCGCAAGCTTCATGCTTAACACTGGCGCACGGCCCGATGAAGCTTACAAGCTAAAGAGGAAAGATGTTGATTGGCAAAGGCGCAAGGTGAAGTTGACCAGCATAAAGGGGCGGGACCGCAAGCCTCGCACTCGCGTTGTCCCTCTCAACCCCAAGGCGTTTGCTGCATGTGTCGGTTCCAAGGGATCATCACTCGACAAAGACAGTGACTATGTTTTCAGCTATGACACTGACAAGGTGAACCGCCATCAAGAGGCGATACAAAAACCTTTCGCTGGCGGGACATACTTCTACAGCAAATGGTCACGCGCCTGTAAAAAAGCTGGCGTCGAAGGCAAAAGCCCGTATGCTTTACGGCATAGCTTTGGCTCCCGCCTCGGCAATAACAACACTCCATTTGCAGTGATCACATTGCTGATGGGACACACTAATCCAATGACTACGATGCTCTATGTCCATCCAGATTTTGAGGATCACTTGACGGCAGTATCCAACTTATGATGCTGTACTAACACACAACCAATTACGGTTGTCGTTTGGGTTGTGGCCCACTGGCTGCAACAAGAATACTGGCCCTCTCAATAGGGGCCACTATTCACCCAACGATAACCTTTAGCGTCAAGCTAGGGGCGTAAGCTTACGCCCTTATCTGACAACCAATCAGACCATTCAATGAGAATGGCACAGATGCAAGGGACTAAACAGGATGAATGTAACAAGTATCAAACCAAACAACTCAGCCACACCATCAACATTGCTGGTGTCAGATATATCCCCCACTGGTATTGGCTTGGTTACTACCGGACAAGGGACTGAGGCTACCCAAGTTCACATCCCAAGGGACATAATTGAAGCCAACAAGTTACAGGTCGGTGTGAAATTTTGGGGGCTGGTGCTACCCGCGCAAGGTGAAAGTTGCCACAACTTACCCTTTAGCCTAACCAAATATCTTGGTGACTTATCGTACAACCTTAACGCTTCGGCTGTGTCGGTACAGAAATTATATAACCCCCAATATGACGCCGACTTAGACGCCGATCAGCATGTATTAAATGCCCCCGAAATTTGGCTGGCACTTGATGACAATGAGGTAAGGGAAGCCGTGCTTGACGCGCTGGAAAGCTGCCAGATAAGCGTCCTCACAAGCGAGGATGTTCTTGATATTCTGCTAGGTGAGGAAGGATACACCGCCCCTATGATTGCCCGTGTCGAGCATGCCCTTGAACAACTGGCTGAGAATGGAAACCTCAAAAGAGTTTCGGCATATCAGATCGAAAGCTAGGTTGTGTTGCATGAAATACTTTGATACAAAATAGATCGGAAAGACCTAACGCTATGAGAGGGGAGACACTCCAATGTCTCCCCTTTTTTAATGGGGTAGTGGGGTAGATGGGGTAGCTATAAACTGCAACTTAGCCAAAAAAAATTTTGCAAAATTTTGAAAACGTCTAGCCGCCTATCATATTAAATGCGGTGATAACCCTGCTAGTTTCGGTGGTCTTGCCCACCATGTGATCGCCCACCTTTGCAATCATTTTGTTTTTCCAAGCCTCGTTCTTGAGGCTCAGAACAATCGCCAGTATCAGCTTATCATTGTCGCCCATATTCCCTGACAGCCCACACCTAACATAGCCATCGCTGTCTATGCTAAGTGCGGGTGCTTTGTCGGTGACATAGAGCCGCTTGCGAACATGCTTTATCTCTGCCTGTTCGTCCATCACTCGCTCCGGAACTTGCGGACTCGAAAAAACCCTGAGTGTTTCGGATTGTATGCCATGAACAACCTCGCATAGTACGCCCGATGATTGTTACTTAGCTTGAATGGGTGGTCTGATTTAGTCTCAACATCCGTATGCCACCTGATCCGCTCAAACACTGAGTTGATACTGTAGTTATCATAGCCCCTCTTAATCACATCGAAGGTAAACCGCTCGACCAGATCATAAACGTGCGGATTATCCTTATGAAATTGCCACCACTTATGTCTGATGCTTACGTTCTTATTGGCCCGTTGTACTTGATCCTTAATCATCGCTATCTCCTTGCTCTCCTGACCCATCGCACCATTCGCAATCGCGCCAGCCCTGTTCAATTTCGCCTATGTCTCTGTCGGGGGATTGGCACAGAAAAATATCGTATTCTTCCTGACCTGACCCCCCACATTCCTCACAAATATTTGGGGTCAAGACTGTACTCCCAAAGAGTTTTGCTTCGCTTGCTACCGTCTTTCTGTTTGACCACGACCTTCACTTGATCGCGCTGCAACCGACCCTCATGGCACAGCAATCGCATATAGGTATTCGCCTCATGTGTGGTCATGCCCATGAGCGGGCCAAGAGCCACTGAGGTTATACGCTCATGCTTCCTGACCATTTCCAAAACGGCGACCCATGTGTTTAACTCAGCCAGTTTTTTGGTTGGCTTGGCTTGATCACATGGCAACTGCTCACGCAGCCGCTTGCCGCCCTTCTTTGTTTTGTAGTCGTTGCGCTCAAGCGTGAGCATTGCAGCCGCTAGATTATCTTCGCTGCCATGCTTCGCCAGCATGGTGTTTATTTTTTTACCACTCATTGATCAGCCTTTCCCTGCAACGCCCAGATCAAGGAAAGCATTTCGTCCATGTCATACTTCCGTGGATGCCCTGCCACCTTGAAATCCAGACGCAAAATTTCTGCCTTTCTTTCCAGCCGTTTCAACACGGCCTTTGTTGTTTCCTTATCCATTTCTACCTCGCGTATTGGGGCAACGCAGACGATCTATAGCCGCTGTCATTGTCACGTTTTCTGAATTTGTACTGAGGGAATTGGTCATCAATCGCCTGACACACGGCCTTGATTTTTTCCCTGTCCATATGCCTGATCCGGTTGACCCTGACGGTACAACCAACACGCCACCAGAACGCCCTTGGACGCCAAGGGTGCAGCCCCAACCACTCTTTGCGAATGGTTGGTTTAGTCATCGGATCAAACTCAAACTTCATTGAGCCAGCCTCCGACCACTCGGATAGTAAGCGGGGTCACTCACTGCCTTGGTCACGTTGATCACCAGCATGCTCGACCTGTTGCCGACAATCTCATTAGTGATAGCCACAATATCGCCCGCACCCGCAAACTGTGGAAGCTTGCTGATCCACACCCGCCGATCCCCGCGCTTGGCTGTGCGTCGAAAGATAACCTTTGTGTCAACAAACTTATCGGCAACCAATACAACGGCATCGACTTCAACCTTGTCGCCCTTATCCATTGTCGAGTAATCAACCCCAAAGAATAGGGCCAGCTTGCGGATGCTTGCCACTGCATCACACTCGTAATTCTTGAGCATGTGTGCGCTCAGTTTTAAAACGCCCGTAGGTTCCGGAAGCTTTAGAATTATATTCTGTTCATCGTCGGTCATAACAATCTCCATTGTGTGTGGTTCATACGATACATTTAGTTGTGGTGGTTGTCAAAATAAATAACGCCGCCCTAATTAGGACGGCGATATTACTTGTCTAAAGTTGTTGTAGCTCAGTGATACTGTTGATGCTCAAACGCCCAGACCTCTACCTGATCTGGTGCTGCCGCCTCATGCGCTGTCGGTGTCACAACAATGGACTGACCATCACTATAGATGTGATAGATTGTGTCGA